AGGCGAACATTATCCGCACCCTGGCCGAACGTACAGGCTTGGCCCCGGAAGAGATAAAGACAAAATTCTTCGACGGCAACGACCATTGGCTCAATGCCGATGAAATGGTTCAATACCGCCTGGCCGGATCGAAGGTCAAAGCCATAGCGAGCATTGCCGCGCTCGACAAACTGCGCATCGAAAACATGACCGAGGAGGGGGTTTACGGCCATTTTGCCGCTTCCCTTAACATATCCGGGGCATTTGCAAATAACAATAAAAACAATTTACGCATGAAGGAAGATTTGATCAGGAAGTTCAAGTTAAAAGATCTCACGGCCGATAGTTCGGATACTGCCGTGCTGGCAGCACTGGAAGCCAAATTTCAGACCACGGAGCAGCGCCTGGCCACCCTCGAAGCCGAGGCGAAAACCAAAAACGATGCAGCCATCAATGCCCTGCTCGATGGGGCTTTGAAAGTAGGAAAAATCACGGCAGGGGCGCGGCCCACCCTTGAAGCGATTGGCCAAACCAACGGCATCGAAGCTTTGACAACAGTGTTGGCGGGTATGGGGACCAGAATGCCAATCACAAGCATGTTGAAGACTGAAGGCAGGGGAGCTAATGCGACGGGCGAAAAAACGTTTGCCTGGTACCAGCAAAACGATGTAAAAACACTGGAGGCAATGCCGGTTGCCGATCCTGAAATGTTCAGGGAGCTGTACAAGGCCGAATACGGGTGCTATCCGGTTTAGAAATTGAAGAATTAAAGAATTAATAATTAAGGAATTAAAAAATGAAAACAAGATTGATTTTTGGGGTTCTGTGTTCGCTGCTGTTCAGCGTTATGGCCGGGGTCGGCGTATCGGTGGCCACCGGGCTACCGGTACTGCCGGTCTCGGGTGTTTTGCTGGGGATGTCCCTCATCCCATTCCCCTCGATGCCAGGGGTTGCCATGGCCACTGTTTATCAGGAGGTTTGGACAAAAGAGATCGTAAAAGGCTTTAACCTGGCAATGAAAGATACTTTTTTGGACGGCATACCCGACAGGAGCCAATATGTGATAGGCGACGCGGAATCGCAGGTCATCCACTCGACTTATTTTGGGGTCATGCCCGACGTGCTGATAAACAACAGTACCTACCCGATGGACATACAGGCACTCGACGGGTCGAACCTCACGATATCGCTCGACAAATACCAGACAAAGGCGACGCCCATAACCGACGACGAGCTTTTTGCACTGGCCTACGACAAGATGCAAACGGTAAAAGAGGCACATGCCGACGCATTGGCCACCAACAGGCTGAAAAAAGCCATCCACGCCCTTGCCCCTGCCGGCCATGCCGCCTCGCACCCGGTACTGCTCACTACCGGCGCGGCAACTGCGGACAACAGCCGCAAACGGTTGAAATGGGACGATATTGTGGCATTGCGCCAGGCGTTTACCGATGGGGGCATCCCATTGGAAGACTTGCGCCTTGTGTTGTGCGCCGACCACGTGAACGACCTGCTGCTGGCGGACACGGCTTTTCAGAAAACTTACGCGAACTTTGCAGGCGGTTTGATCACCAACCAGTTGGGGTTCGATATCCGCGAATATTCGGCCAACCCGTACTTCACAGTATCGACCAAGGTTAAGCTTGCGTTTGCTGCGGTTCCGGGTGCAACCGCGAGGCAGGCATCGGTGGTGTTCAACGTAAAGCGGGCACGCAGGGCGACCGGTGTCACCAAAATGTACTGGTCGAAAGCCGAGAACGATCCGTTGTACCAGCGCAACCTGGTCAACTTCCGGAACTATTTTATTTGCCTCCCTTCGGTCAACGAAGCGATAGGGGCCATAGTGAGCGACATCCCAACTGTAGGATAAAAGCCCCCCTTCCGTCCCCCCAAGGGGGGAAACCCAAAAGAGGGACGGAATTAGCGAGGGTTAAAAAAATTTAAACAATATGCAAATCAGCGAAGCGCAACAGCAACAGGCCATGGAACTTGCCGAAAAGTACGGATACAAGGATCTTTGGGCGAACGCGAACGGGGAGTTTTTTACCAGCGCAAACCATGCCGCACTGTCGGTTGGCAACGATGGGGAGAAATGGGCAAAGGTTGACCTGACGACAAACCAGGGTAAAATTAAAAAATCGAAAAAATGAGCTTACGTGGAATAGTTATTACAGAAGGCAAGGTAGGGGCAAACGTTGTGGGAGACAACCGCGAATTTGGCCTCATTGCCAATGGTGTGGCGGTAACGGGGAAGGCACAGTTGGCTGTGCCTTACGTACTGCGCCGCCCATCGGATGCGGTGGCAATTGGCATCGATGCGGCTTATGATACCGCCAACTCGGTGAACGTCTATAGGCACATATCCGAGTTCTACCGCAGGGCGGGCGAAGGGAAAAAGCTCAACCTGATGCTATTGGCACAAACAGTATTGCCTGCAGCTATGACAACGCTTGCCAAAACACTGGTAATTGCTGCTGAAGGGATGATTTCCGATATGGCTTTCGCCTTTAACCCGGTTTCGGGTTACACGGAAACCCCGCTCAATGGGATGAACGCCGATGTATATGCAGGCATAGCCGCACTTCAGACATTTGCCGACTGGGCAGATACAAACGACACCCCACTGCATACAATACTTGAATGTAGGGGAATCGTGGCTACCCTATCCACGTTAACGGACATGAGGTTGCTGACCTCGCCAAAGGTGACCCTTGTAATAGGCCAGGACTATACCTTTGCCGAAAGCCGGTGGACACTTGGCAAGAAATTTGCCGATGTTGGCACCTTCCTTGGGACAGTGGCTTCGCAGCCCTGGAACCGCAACCCTGGCGAAGTGGCCACGCAAAACCTCACCAATGCCACACTTGGTGTTTGGCAGGTTGGCGGCTTGAGCAACCACACCAAGATTGGCGATTACTATGCCGACATCGAAACCCTTAACGACAAAGGTTATGTATTCCCGGTTAGGTACCAGGGCATGTCGGGTTACTGGTGGAACGATGGGCATGTTTGCGCACCAATTACAGTCGATTCTGCCGGCAACATGAACCAATCGACCATCTATTATTCCCACACCATCGACCAGGCAAAGCGTGCCCTTCGTATTGCCTATCTGCCAGAGGTAAAGAAACCGGTCGTCCTTGACGGCGGAAAACTCCCCGCCACGATGGTGGGCTACTACAACGCCATTGGCGACAACATTTTCAACCAGTTGGCCGGGCGCGAACTGATCAGCGACGGCAAGACATACACCGATGCCAACAGCGACCTGCTCACAGCCAAAGTGCTTACCGTACAGTTTGCGGTAGTACCAACGGGCTGTGTCAATGAGATCGTAGGTACCATTAATCTTAAAAATCAGTAAGCCATGAGTATAGTAAGACGAATGGGTGAAGTGTATTCGGCAGGCGATGTGGTTGTGACTGTTGCAGGTCTTTTCGATGTAAACCCAAGCACCATTGAATACAACTACAAGTATGCGCACGAATACCAGCGCGGCATCAAACGCAATCCCCGGGGCTGGCGCATGGGTGCCAAAGAGATGGATGGTAAGATTACCCTACCATTGGATGTGATCGCGCAGATCGAACTGGCCGCCCCCAATAGCGATATCGCCCTTATCAAGCCCTTCCCGATCAATGTCACATTTGCCAATACGGAAAATGTGTTGATCAATGATGTGATCTTTGCTAAGTTCACCGGCAATGGGCGTAATGTTACCGCCGATGGTGAATTGGAAAAAGAACTTGAGCTTTTTGTCCTGGACATCAAATTACACGTAAGTATTTAACAATGGGCGGCCACAAGGGCCGCCCCAACACCCAATTTAAAAATGGAAAAATTACCTGAAGGAATTACTGAGGCTATGGTCGCAGATGCGAAGGCCAAACACGGCAATGATAAAGTAAGGCTGATCGACATCCCTGTTGATGAAGATGCCACCGGTTATAAAACCGTTCTGGCCGTTGTGCCTTCGCGGACGGTCGTGGGACAGTACCGCCGCTGGGCTGAGACCGATCCCAAGAAAGCAGACGAGATTATCGTAAAGGCATGCCTGATGTCGCACAAGGACGAGGTAATGGCCGATGATGGGTTGTTCTACGGTGCTCTCTCCGGTATTGCCGAACTGATTCCTGTAAGGAAGGCGATCGTAAAAAACGTATAGGGCAGTTGCCGCACATCAGGCCACTGAAGGATGCGGACAACTGCGATATATGGGAATTGATCGAGATGTACAACGCGATGGTCAGGCTCTTTTTTAAGGAAGATCCCGACAAGCTATCGGACGATGAATTTGCAAGGCGCATCGAGGAGCTGCGCTGGTTATCGGAAGAGGGTTTTCTAAGGGGAACATAAAGCCCCCTTCCGACCCCCCAAGGGGGGAGACCGGAACCCATGGGGGAATAAAAAAAAAGGATAAAAATTAGAAATTAACGGGATTTCCCCCTTGGGGGGACTAAAGGGGGCTTTATGGTATTCGACTATTCGGGCAGGATTCAGGCAGCATTTGGTTTTGTGTCGGCAGCTTCGAGCAGGGTGCTTTACGACCAGCTTTTTGGCGATGCCGTCAAGGACAGCAGCCTTAATGTCGATGTCTATGTTTCGGGCAAGGAGGCAACGTTTGACGAAATTGGCCTGCAGTACGGCAATGAGGAATACTATTTTGCATACCGCCCGTTTTCCAGCAACTACATCAATATTTTTGCGACTCCTCCTATGCTGAGCCTGAAAAGGGCAAAAAAACTGGTCATCACCCCTATCGACAACAGCGACATTGAAGTAATCGAAAGGTATGGCACCGAACCATGGGAGATCACCTGGAGGGGGTTGCTGATCGACATGCAGAACCATCAATTTCCAATTGATAAAATGGAGGCTTTAAACCGAATCTTCGAGGCCAACCACGAATGGTCGGTGTTCAGCGACATTCTTTATAAGGTAGGCGTCGACACGATCTATATCAAAGATGTCAGTTTAGATTTCGTGGAAGGGTATGAAGATACCATCTCCTACACCATGATAACCAGGGCAATCAGATCACAACAAGTTCAATTGACTAATTAATAATAAAGACATGAAAATTATTCTAATTTTTTGCACCATGATGCTATATCTGAACATGACAGCAAAGGCGACTTTGGGTAATGTGATTTTAAAAAATGTCTCACAGTTCGAGATCAGTGAGAGCATTTTGGAGATGAGTAACACGGCCAAGATCACCATCCCTAAAACTTACAGCAAGCTTGATCAAAAAGCCATACTGGACCAATTTCAGGTTGGGAGCAGGGTTACTATCGATGCCGGATATTACCGTGAAGGCTGGGAGGACATAAAAAGGGAGTTTACGGGATATATCAGGGAAATAGAAAGCGATATCCCTTTGGTGGTTTACTGTGACGACGAAACCTACACTTTGCGCCAAAACTGCCTTGTAAACAGTTATCGCGAGGCAACACTTAAGCAGGTATTGTCGTTTATTATTCCCAAAACAATAGCGTTCGAATGTCCGGACGTTAGCCTGGGACGCTTCCAGATCGACAAGGAGAGCTCCTTTCAGGTTCTTCAGCGAATCAAAAATGATTATGGGCTGTACAGCAGGTTACAGGCAGGCGTGCTCAAGGTAAACCTTCGGGACATCGTCAGCGGTGTCGATATCAAAGATGTGCATACCTACGTTGTTAACCCGGTCACCTCTGCAGGTAGCCTGGTCAAAAAAAGCGAGCTGAAATTTAAGCGAAAGGAAGATTACAAGCTTCAGGTGAAAGTGACCTCCATACTGACAAGTGGCAAAAAGACGACGGTCGAAGTAGGCAACAAGGACAAAGAGGCTTCAGTGATACAGTTTACTTATCCCGGAAACTACACCGAAAAGCAATTGCGCGATTTCGCTACCGGCATTTACAACAAGCGGTGCTATGACGGGTACACCGGTACGATCACAGGCTTTGGTCTGCCGCGCACCCATGCGGGCGACATCCTGGAGATCGAGGATAAATTAGAGACAGATCGGAACGGCAAATACCTGATCGAAAAGGTCGAGGTCACCTACAATGAATCAAGTGGGTTCTCCAGGAAGAACACCCTTAGCTATAAGGTGTGAAGCAAAGCCCCCCTCAGTCCCCCCAAGGGGGGAGGCCGGGAAGGGGATAGTACAGGGAGAACAAAGATAAAGAAAAGGGCGGTTTTGGCGGTTGTGGCCGATTGGATGGCGTGACGGTTGTTTTTGGGATTTGAATTGATTGTGCGGGATTTTAAAGTGGGTTTAAAGTAAGTTTAGGGTATGGGGGCACTTGAACAAATTATTGAACAGGCAATTTCGAAGCATGCCGGAAAGTCACAGGTTAAGCAGATCTTATCCGGGGTTGTTAAAGATGTAGGGGAATTGACCTGTACAGTGGAGCGGCAGGATGCCCCCTCCCTTTATGACGTAAGGTTGAACGCGGTCGACGACAACCTGGAGAGCTGCTTTACAGTTTACCCGGCTGAAGGGAGCGAGGTACTGGTGGCCATTATAGAGAACATGAAGACTGAGGCGGTGGTTATACGCTGCTCTGAAGTTCAGAAAGTAAAAGCTAAGATTGGCACCACTGAACTTGAGCTTGACACTGATGGATTTCACTTCAGTCGCAGTGATGAGAGTCTAAAAACCGCAATGGGCGACCTGGTTGCCGAGATACAAAAGATCATAGTGGTACAGGGCACCGGCCCCAACGTTGCGGCACTGAGTGGAATAAAAGACAGGATAAACCAAATACTGAAGTAAAAAGAAAGCACCCCTTACGTCCCCCCAAGGGGGGAAACCGGAGATGGCAATTAACAATTAGAAATTAGCAATGGCACTGAACAAGGCAATATTGGCACAGCAGTTTAAGGCGATCTTCGACGGGGTTTCCCCCGAAGCGACAGGGATTACGGATCCGGAAGCGCTGCGGCAAAAGATGGCCAGCGAAATGGCCAACGCCATCGATGCTTTTGTAAAGACCGGAACGGTGGCAGTTTCCCCCGGTATTGCTGTAAGCACAACAGGTACGGCAGCCGCCCAAACAGGGGCTACAACGGCAGCGGGGACAGGGACAATAAATTAAATGAAAGCCCCCCTTTCGTCCCCCCAAGGGGGGAAACCGGGAGGGGGAAACATTAACATTAAGATGAACGGGATTTTGCTGGACGATAATTTTGAACTGAGGATAACACCGGTAAGGCTCGGCAACGGGCTGATAGCTTCCGGGATGGTAGTTGGCAACATCGATTATCAGCGTTGCCGGATGATCATCGGGGCACAGAAAGGGGAGTTCAAGGAATTTCCGGCACTGGGCTTTGGCATCGACAATTACCTGAAGTCCGTAGCGGTGCAGAGACGGCAGCAATTTTTGACAGAATTGACAAAAGAACTTAAATCGGACGGGATGGCCACGGCAAAGGTAACCGTGGGCGGCGACCTGTCGCAATTTGAAATAACGTTATGAACAAACTTGAATTTTTGGTCATCCATTGCACGGCCACGCCAGCGGGCAGGGAGGTGACGGGCAGCGAAATACGGCACTGGCACACCGACCCGCCCCCAAGGGGCAGGGGCTGGAGGCAGGTCGGATATACCAGGCTCTACCATATCAACGGAGGGGTGGAGCAGCTCGTTGCAAACAACAACGACGGGTTCGTGGACCCTTGGGAAATTACCAACGGTGTTGAAGGGCACAACTCTACATGCCAGCACATTGTCTATGCCGGTGGTATGG